TATCAAGGGTCTGGATCTTCTAATGGTTATCAGATCGATGGTGTAGAGTCTCCGTTCTTACAACTTGTTCCAGGCAACACGTATCGGTTCGATCAGGCTAACGGAACTAATGGTTCACACCAAATTAGATTCTACTATGACGCTGGAAAAACAACCGAATATACCACAGGCGTTACCTTAAACGGCGTTGCAGGACAGGCGGGTTCGTACTCAGAGATTGTTATCAGTGAAAGCACTCCTCCAGTTCTTTACTACCAGTGCGTCAACCATGGTTACATGGGGAATGCTCTATTTACGCAGACTCGTAACCTAACTGGATTTACTACAGATGATCTTACAGAAGGTTCAACAAATCTTTACTTTGACTCTTCCACAACAACAACATTAATAGATTCAAATTATATCCAGAACAGAACACGTATCGGTCTTGGTGACATAGATTTTGGTGCAAACAAAATTCTATATGCAAATGTTTACTCCACTACAGGCGATCTACCAAGTGCATCTACTTATCATGGTATGTTTGCACATGTCCATGGAACTGGTAAGGGTTATTATGCTCATGCAGGCAATTGGGTAGAACTTGCAAACGCGAGTGATGTGTTTAGTGGAAACTATAATGATTTATCAAATAAACCTTCATTAAATTTCCTTGACTCTGCACTTACTACACAATTAATCGACAGTGCATATGTACAAGCGAGACAGACAACAGGTGGCGGTGGTGGCGGTACAGTAGACTCTGCTGATATTATCGCAATTGTTGACTCTGCATATGTTACTGCAAGATACACTGGTTCAGGTATCACACTTGCAACTGCAAGACAAGGGATAAGTGTAACAACTGGTGCCGCGTCTGGTGGTGGTGCTCTTGCATATGACAATAGTACTGGTGTCTTAACATTCAATCCATCAACCAATACAGGTGGATCTGGTGGTGGTGGTTCTACTTCAAGTGGTGTTACTTTAAGCAAGTTTGTTTATACTTCAGGTGCAGGTCAAACTGTATTTACTGATTCTGATGACGCTGGAACTGTTCTTGCATATGATGCAGGTGATACACAGATAAACGTCTATTTAAATGGTGTCCTTCTCGTAGACTCAGATGACTTTGAATTGACGGATTCTTCCACAGTTACGCTTACATCTGGTGCTTCGTTAAACGACATAGTTCAAATCATCAAGTATACACCTTCAAGTGGAGGCGGAGGCGGAACTGGGACAGTAGACTCTGCAGATATTGTTACAATAGTTGACTCTGCATATGTTCAAGCAAGACAATCTATATTATCACGTGGATCACTAGAAGTCAACAAGTTTTTCTTTGATGCGTCTGCAGGACAAGTTAATTTTACTGGCAACGATAAGTTTGGTAATGTTTTTAATGTAGATCCAGACAACACCGAAGTCTATTTAAATGGTGTCCTTCAAGAATTAACAACAGACTATACCATAACTTCATCTCAAGTAACACTTGATGTTGGAGCTGATAGTGGATACTCAGTCACTGTAATAGAAACAATTGGTCGTGTCAATACCACATCTACATTTAATCAAACTGTATTTGAATATACTGCAGACTCTGGAACTTCAGTATTCTCAGGTACAGATGACAACGGTAGAACCTTAGATATGGCAACTGGTGCGGTATCTGTTTACTTAAACGGTATCCTACTTTCTGAGACAAACGACTACACTAAAACAAATTCATCAGTGCATTTATTACAAGCCGCAGACTCTGCAGACATCATGAGTGTTCATGTTTCTTCAACTGTCGCCGCTTCAAGTCTCAACACAAGACAATATCATTTCGCAGGTGTTACAGGAAAAACTCTTACTGGTAATGGACTAGGTTTTAGTGGTGGGGTTCAGGTATTTAAAAATGATGTGTTGATGGATGAACGTACAGACTACATTACACAAAATGGTAACAAGGTAGTCTTAACAGATTCAGCGGTGCCTGCAGATAATTACACTGTCCAAACATTTAACGCACAAGAATATATCGCTAAGTCATATGATTTTATAGCAACTAACGGTCAAACTGTATTTACTGGTGATGATAGACATGGTAATACACTTCTATATCAACAGTCAGGAATGATCGTTTATTTAAATGGTATTGCTCTCGTTGAGAATGTAGATTATGTTGCCACAAATTCTACTACAGTCACTTTTAATTCTCCAGTTATTGTAAATGACGAAGTAAAAATCTTTACATACATGCCTGCAGATCTAAGTTCTGTTGCAACACCTCTCACATTCGAAACCTTTGAATATACTGCTTCAAGTGGTCAAACACACTTTAGTGGCTTGGATATCAATAATCAAACATTATCATATGATAGTGGTATGGTCAATGTGTATTTGAATGGTTTATTACTAAGAACTGAGGATTTCAAAGATAGTTCAGGTTCTGTATTAACCTTGACAGATGCCGCTGATAGTGGAGACAACTTGACAATTACCAAGTTGACTGGTAATAACATTGGTCTAGATCGTGCGGAAGTTCAAGGTCTTATAACAACAAGAATTAATGAAAATATGGCACCTTGGGCAGGAGTAAATTCATCTGTAACACTTACTGCAAATAGTAGACATATTGTAGATACTTCTAGTGCAAGAACTTTAACGTTACCTTCAACTGCAAATCTGGGTGATGAAATAAGAATTATAGATGGGACTGGTAGTGCGTCTACATATAATATAACAATAGGTAGAAATGGACATAAGATACAAGGGTTAACACAAGATCTTACAATAGATGTTGATCGTGCAGGTATTGGTCTCGTTTACTATAATGTAGCTCAAGGTTGGATATTGATAGAGAACTAATATGGTATCACTCAGTAGTTTAAGACAACAGGTCGAAGCACAACAAGGTACAACAGGTTTAGATTCTGCAGAGGTTTCAGCCATTGCAGGATCTGGGGTTGCTGTTTATGAAACACTTGACTCTTTACCAAGTACAGGGTTGACTGCAGGTGACGAAGCATTTGTAAAAAGTAGTTATAGACTTTATGTTTCAAATGGTGATGGTTGGTATAACACAACTTTGGTTAACAGAAATCCTCGTTGGGACTCTGGTGGAGAACCAGATGCTACTTACACTATTCAGGATTCTGCAACACCTCTTATCATAACTGCTAGAGCGATAGACTCTGATAATGCAAATCTTATTAATCAATCGGTTGCTAGTGACAGTGCTCAGTATATGGCAACTATATCTAACGATTCTTCAGTGTGGACATTCACACCCAAAACTGCTAGTCAAATAGGTGCTTCAGTTGCAGCTGGTGACTTGAGTGACTCTAATGGTGATTTTATATACACCTTCAAATGGTCTGATGGTGTTAGTGTTTTAAGTAAACCAGTAACTATTTCATATAGTCCAGCTGGTGCTGCAGCAGGATTTAGTGGTACTCTAACTGAAGATCTAATGGAAATTGGTTCTTCAAGTGCTGGTGTGACTGGTCAGGCCTTGCGTTCATTTACATCATCTGTTACTGGTACGACTTTTTATTGGAGTGGTGGTTTATCAGACATTGTGGGGTCAGGTGTAAATTATGGATCAAAGGTAGACTTAACTACTAATCCTGGCGGAACATTCTATATTGCAATGATAGGTGGCGGTGGCGGCACTGGTTACAGAAATGCTCCTGGCGGTAATGGTGGAACAGGGGTTGTACAAGTTACAGTACCGCCTGGAGTGACATCAATGACAATATTCGCAGGTGGTGGCGGTATGGGTACTAATCCTTCAGCTCAAGGAGGAACTTCGCCTGGCGGAACGTTTGGTGGTGGTACTGGAGGACAAACACATACTAATACAAGTAGTGCCACTTACTCATACTCTAGTTCAGGTGGTGGTCTAACAGGATTATTTTATAATTCTTCCTTCTCATTGCCATATGCCCATCCAAACTTTTCGCCTGGCACTGCTCTTGCTGTTGTTGGTGGTGGTGGTGGATGTGGTGCTGCAAATAATGATTACGGTGGTAGTGGTGGTGGATTTAACCAAGATGGGGCGAGAGGACGAAGTAATGGTTCATACAGGCAGTGGAATACTGGTGCAGGTATAGGTGCTAACTATTCAAATCCCACGAATAACGGTTTGGGTGAAAGAGCAACTACTACTGCAGGTGGTAGAACTGCGACTAGAACTAATTCGTATCATGGACAGGGTGATAACGGTACGCAATATAACGGAGGTTATGGAGCTGATTCGCAATATGACGGTGGTGGAGGCGGCGGTGGCGGCTACTACGGTGGAGGCGGCGGCGGAGGCGGCGGCGGATTTGACGGTGGTACAGGCGGTGGTGGATCTGGTTATGCAAATTTAACCTATGCCACAATCATGCAAGGAGATATCGGAAATGGGACACAGAATTTAAATCGTAGAGGTAATTTAAACGATTATGAAAACGACTACGATGGTACATGGGACACAACTATATTTACAAAATATGTTGCAGCTGCTAGTGGTGCAACAGATTTTACACTTGCAAATTTAACTGGGGGTTCCGCTTTACCTGCAGACCATGGTAGAGGTGAAACAACCATCAATGATAGAAACCCAGGCCAATTTGTATTGTGGAGTTAGTAGATGGGAAGATCACGAGACATAGCAGAAATATTAGGTAAGACAGAAGCTGTTAATACCACAAACTTATCACTATTAAACACCAGTGCTCCTACAGGTGTCGATTCTGCACAAGTGCAGTCTATCGGTCTAGAACATTTTTCTACATTAGATTCTTTACCTATAACTAATTTAGAAGCAGGTCAACAAGCATATGTTTCTGGAACAAACAGATTGTATATGTCAAACGGATCTGGATGGTTCAACGTTGCGTTGATAAATGCATCCCCAAGTCTTACGATAGATCCTACAGGAACAATCGTTCTTGCGACAGACGGTACACCAACAACGATTACACTTACTGCAACTGACTCGGACACACCTGCAGGGGTTATCACATTCAGTGTTGAATCAGATGGTAGTTTTGGTGGACTTGCATCATTAAGTCAAGACTCTTCTGTGTTTACGATTACACCTCTGACAGAGAGTGATGCGTCTACTACTAGTGCTACACTTACATTCAAAGCATCTGATGGAGTGAATTTTGGTAGTGGTACAACTCCATTGACTTTGACTTTTGCACCACCAACTACTACTAATTCTAAATACACCACACTCCTTTTAACAGCAAATGGTGCAGGTAGAAACTCTACTGCAATTGATAATTCTTCTAATTCTGCATCTGTAAATGTTACTGGTTTAGTTGGATATGCACAAATGTCTACGTTTAGTCCGTATAGACCTAATGGATTTAGTATGTCAAGTGCACCTACTAACACTGGTTGGTTATCTTATTCTTCAGGAGCTCATTTTGATTTTGGAACTGGAGACTTTACTGTAGAGTGGTGGCAGTATTGGGAAAATACACCATCTGGTGGAGATCAATTACTTAGTCTTAACTACGCATCTAATCCAAACCTTTTATTAGAAACTGTAGCAGATCAGAGAAAATATAATATCTACATAAATGGTACTTCAGCAAGTTTCACTGAAGGGACAGAGGCAACCGTTTCTACGTGGAATCATTATGCACTAGTTCGTGATGGTACTGGTACTAATAATATAAAATTATATAGAAATGGTGCTGTCTCTGCACAACAGACATACACTGGAAATATTGGTAACTCAACAACAGCATTAAAGCTTTTTGGTGGAGACGGAAATACATTTAATCAAACTTACGTGACTGACATGAGATTTGTAAAAGGAACTGCAGTTTACACAAATACCTTTACACCAACTACAGAACCTTTAACAGCGATTAGTGGAACAACATTCTTCGTGAGTGCAAATCAACCACATTTCGATGATATGTCATCCAATAGATTAATAGCGAGTGATGGATATAGTAACACTTCTGTTATAGAAACTGTACCATTCAGTCCGTATGATAAAGTACCTTACAGTCAGGCAGATCATGGTGGATCTGTGTTTCTAGGGCCTGGAGATCAAACGTTTTTGGGATGCACCCTGAACAATATTGGAACTGGAAATTTTACTGCTGAAGGTTGGGTATACTATGATAACATGACAAGTAATCACACTTTTTTTAGTGGAGACGCTTCTAATTATAATTTTGACGTGTATTGGCAATCAGCATCTACAAACTTTAAACTATACATGGCAAGTGGATCAACTACGACTCACAGTATAGGAGGCACTTATACTCCACCCATAAAACGATGGTTACATTTAGCAGTTACTCGTAACGGTAACACTGCAACAATGTGGGTCAATGGAATTCAAAGAGGACAGGTTACAGATACTGGAGTTGGTTCTGCGAATATTGACGGTACTGATTTTATGGTAGGATCTTATACAACAACTGGAAACGAAATACATGAAGGTTACATTGCAGATTTTAGAGTACAACAAGGATTAAAATATACTGCTGGACAAAATTTCACACCACCAACATCACCTGTTGGTGCGGCAGGTGCAGAATTGTATGTCGCTACAGGATCTGATTGTAATATTGAAGATAAATCTCAAGCGGCATATGGTATTGAATTAATAGGTACAAACACTCTTACAGGATCTACTGCAGTAACAAAATATTCACCTGCAAGTATATACTTTCCTGGCGTTAGTGGGAATCACATAGCACTTCCACAAGCGCAAGATTTATTAAATTTAGAAGATACTGATTGGACTGTCGAATGGTGGTACTATCCTATCGGTGCTTTGAATACTATAGTTCACTGGGATGTATCTGCAACTGGTCTTGCAGGCGCTAATATGACATCAGTATACTCTTCTGGTGCTAATCTATATTATTACGCACGAGGGGTATCTGCACTCACTGCAAATAACATATTCACTATAGACACATGGACTCATTGTGCTATTGTTAAACAGGGTAGTAATGGATATATTTTTGGTGATGGAGTATTAAAAGGTACTACTAATTCTATGGTAAATGTTAACTCCGATTACACTTGGAGAATTGGAGACAGAATTTCAGGTGCGCCATCGGCGAACTATCCAGTGTATGGATATATGGAAGATTTCAGAATAACAAAAGGTCTTGCAAGATATACAAGTGGTTTCACACCACCCTCTACAGCTCTTGAGGGATAGTAATGAGTAGGTCATTAGACATTGTAAATTTTCTCCGTTCTACGGAGATTGATAATCCAGACAATAATGCATTAATAACTAGTACTGATCAACTAACAGGCGGTTTAGATTCTGCAGCTGTTCAGGGCATCCCAATGCAATATTATGAGACATTGGATTCTCTTCCCTTTACAAATCTATCCTTGGGTCTTCAAGCATTTGTAGAAGAGAATAAAAAACATTATGTGTCAAACGGATCTGGTTGGTATAATACAGGATATGTAGTTAGTTCTTCGCCTTATTGGGATAGTGATCCTTTATCAACATATACCATTGTAGATTCCGCAACACCACTTATAGTAATTGCTAAACCTCAAGATTCGGATAATCCAAATTTAATTAATCAAAGTTTTGGTAGTGACAGTGCCCAATACATGGCAACCATATCTAACGACTCATCCGTATTTACATTCACACCAAAAACTAAAACAGAAATCGCAACTGCAGTTGCTGCAGGTAACTTAACGGATTCTAATGGAGATTTTATTTACACCTTTAAATGGTCTGATGGAGTTAATTTTATTTCTAAGGCGGCAACTATAAATTACAATCCAGCTGGCCCTACAGAATTTAATCCTTCTGGTATTTCAGTATTCCCTTCTGCTCACCTTGATGTGAACCGAGCACATGAGGTTATAAGATTTAATGGAGACGGAACTGTACTTATGACATGGACACCTTATGGTTTCACACAATACTTTCAATGGTGGGATCTTACTACTGGATATGATATAAGTACGGCAACTTTAAATAATTCTAAATCATTTGATAATACTTCTCTATTAGGAACTGTTGGATATGGGTCGGGATCTGCTGGAGATTACCGTAGACTTGAGTCAGTTGATTTTAATGCTGATGGGACTAAAATGATCAGTGGTAGTTGGGATACAACAAACGTAATTGGTACGAGTCCAAACCAAGATTATAACATGCGATTCGCTCAATGGAATTTAAGTACAGCATATGATCCCACAACCCATAGCACATTCCCAACTCACTTTCAAGGTAGTACTCCTTCTTATGGTTCTAATTCAGGAGTTACCGAAAATAGTTGGGACGCGGCACACACTGAACACACTGCAAGTGCAAGAAGTTGTTACAAAATAGATTGGGAAGGTAATGGTGATTATGTAACTCTTTCATATCATGATACGTCTGGAGGCGGATGGCAAGTAGTAAAATATGAAACTAGTTCAGCTTACAATTTTGGTTCAGTAGATTTCTTAAATCCTGCACAAATATTGTTCAAGACTGATTTTACTAGTAGTCCAAATTATCCACGTTGGTTTAATGATGAAGGAACTGAGATGTGGTTTGGTCAACAGGGTAGTATTCGAAAAGCAACATTTTCAACTCCATGGGATTTTAGCACCGTTTCACCGTCTAGCGTAACTGATCTTACAGCACAAGATTTAAAAAGACCAAGTTTAAATGGTGGTAACAATATTGTGGGAAGTACCTTTAAAGCATTACATGTAGAACCTAGTGCAAGTAAACTCTATGTGGTCGTTGAAGGTGGGTATGATCAAAATGGAGTTTATTGGAACAATAATACCTACGGAAATGGTTATTATGCTGCATTACTACAGTTTGACCTGTCATGATACAAATAACTCAGGAAATGCCGAATGAGAAGTAGAAGTTTTAACAGAAAATTAGCAGATCTAATAAATGCTCAAGGACAAGTAAAAAGTTCTAAGGTTGATACTTTTGATTCGAGTGAAGTAGAAACAATTATTACTTCAAATGTATCTGGATCTGTAACATACTATAATACTTTAGATAGTTTACCGACTACTGGATTGGTTGAAGGTAGTAAGGCACTTGTAAAAATTAGTGATAGTGTAGGCAGGCTTTACATTTCTAATGGATCTGGTTGGTACAATGCAGACACAAATTTAAACACTTCATCTCCAGTGTGGGTGACAGAACCAAATGCCTCATATGACATTGCAGATTCTGCAACACCTTTGATTGTTACTGCGCTTGCATCCGATCCAGACTCGGATATATTAGTTAATCAAAGTTTTGTTAGTGATAGTGCACAATACTTAGTTTCTATATCTAACGATTCATCTGTATGGACATTTACTCCTAAGACTGCTGATCAAATAGGCACTGAAGTAGCTGCAGGTAACTTGGAAGATTCTAGTGGAGATTTTATTTACACCTTCAGATGGAATGATGGTATAAACGTTTTATCAAAAGCGGTTACTATTTCGTATAGTACCTCACCATCCGCAGGAATCGCTTGGGGTGGCACTAGATCTCTTACTGCTATTGGTTATACCAAATCAGATTATAATGGTAATGGATCTAACTACAATGACGAAGTTAATGACATAGTATATAACGATATTACTACGCCTGGAAATGCTCAAGACTTTGGAGATCTAACTAGACCAAAAAGTCACATCACTACATTTAGTAATGGTACGAGGGCAATTTTCTGGGGTGGAGATTTATCAAGTGCTTACAGTAACAAGTATGGTGATGACAGAATTGAAATGATAACTCCTGCAACAATTAGTAATGCAACTACCTTTGGTGAAGTTTATTACGAAAATATTTTAACCAGTCCCACAAGATATTATAGAAAGATTGCAGCTGCAGGATCGAGTGATGGTATCTATGGTTTACAATTTGGGGGATATAGTGGTTCACAAGGAAATCAAACCTCTATAGAATACATCACTATAGATACTCAAAGTGACGCAAGTGTTTTTGGATACTATACAACAAGTACTTCAAGTAACTCAGCTTGGAATGATGCAACTCGTAGTGTAATGTATCATGGATCTAATGCTGTTTATTATAGTGTATTCATAAAATATCTAACAACTCAAACTATTGGTAATGCAACTGCAATAAGTAATACACATCCACAAGGTAAAAATCATGCATCATGTTCTGATGCTACAAGAGGTGTTACCTTCGGTGGCGATGGTTCTGGAGCAACACAACTAATAACTTATAACACAACACAGAGTCTATCTGATGCTAATACTTTTGGGAATCTCCTTGCAGCAAATGGTAGTATGGGTGCGGCTTCAGATGGAACATATGGTGTCATGTTTGGTGGTGGTAATGATACAGACATAGAATATGTTACAATACAGACAACTGGAAATTCTACTGACTTTGGAGATTTGCCTTATAAATCTACCAAAACTTCATCAACTTCAGGAAATGCTGCATAATTATAAAGTAAAAACATTATAAATAGTACCAAATAATTTAGTTTTTGGAGACTATTATGGCGGTTCCTGCATCTAGACAAGATCTCATAGACTATGCCAAAAGAAGACTTGGCGATCCAGTCTTGGAGATCAACATTGATGAAGATCAAATGGAAGACCGTGTTGATGAGGCATTACAGTACTATCAAGAGTACCACTCAGACGCAACGGTTAGAACATATCTAAAACATCTAATTACTCAGACTGATGTCGATAATGAATACATTCCGATATCTTCAGATGTTTTGACTGTGACCAGACTCTTTCCTGTATCATCTTCTTTCAACTCATCGTTTAATTTCTTTGATATAAAATATCAAATGATGTTGAATGACATAGCAGACTTGCAGAACTTCGCAGGTGACCTTGCTTATTATGAACAGATGCAACAGTATTTGTCAATACTGGACATGAAACTAAACGGAACTCCACAAGTCCAATGGTCTAGACATCAAGACAGACTTCACATATTCGGTGACTTCCATGATAAAGATGTAAAAGTCGGTGAGTATGTTGTTGCGGAAGTTTACACTATAATAGATCCAAATACTCACACATCGATTTATAATGACATGTGGTTAAAAGATTACACTACTGCATTGTTTAAACAACAATGGGGAATGAACCTAATCAAGTTTGAGGGGGTTCAATTGCCTGGCGGTGTAACATTTAATGGAAGACAATTATATGATGATGGTACATCAGAGTTAGAAAGGTTAAGAGAGACAATTAGACTAGAACACGAAATGCCCGTTGACTTTTTTATAGGATAATATAAATGGCTCGTAACCTTTACTTCTCGGAAAAAGTAAGATCTGAAATGGATCTCTATGCAGACTTGGTCATAGAGTCATTAAAGATCTATGGACAAGATGTTTACTATTTACCGAGGGACTTGGTAAACGAAGACGTATTATTAGGAGATGATGTTGCATCTCGATTCCCAACATCTCATAAGGTAGAGATGTACATAGAGAATGTAGAGGGATTTGACGGAGAAGGAGATCTATTTACTAGGTTTGGTGTAGAGATCAGAGACGAGGCCACTTTTGTGGTTTCACGTACAAGATTCTCCGCGCAGGTTCGAAGACCAGATAATGATATTGCGACTGACAGACCTACAGAGGGTGACTTAATTTATCTTCCTCTTACAAATAAAATGTTTGAGATACAACACGTAGAACATGAACAACCATTTTATCAGATAGAAAACTTACCTGTCTATAAAATGCGTTGTACACTCTTTGAATACAGCGGAGAAGATTTTGATACAAGTATCGAAGGTATTCAAGATATTGAGAAGACAGGTTCTTACCAGTACAAAGTTTGCACTACTGCACCTAAGAAACCTACTACATCTATTACTATGAACTTTGAATACGATGATGATGTGTTTGATTCTTCATATGGGCCTCAGGGTACAATAAGTGCTGTAAACATACTTACTGGTGGTACATATTATACATCTGCACCAACCATAAGATTTGTGGGTGGAGATCCAGCGGACAGTGCAGAAGCTACTGCAATAATAGATTCTGCGACAGGTCTCGTAACATCTGTTGTGGTTACAAACGGTGGATTGGGATACGAAACACTACCAACTATTGCCTTTGATGGTGGTACTTCAATGGATAGTGATTATGCAATTGGTGATACAGTCAAACAGGTTCTCAGCAGTGGTGTCACAATTACTGGTGAGATCCAAAATATTGATCTTGATTCTGCAGGTGAGACTGATCGTTGTTTCTTCCTTGCACATGTTGGTGCAGACGATGGCAAATATCACACCTTTACAACTGGTGGAACACTACTAAATGTAACAAATAATGCACTCACTGGATTTACTATAACGACAGTTAGCGAAGATAATAAAATTTCAGAAACGGAACAAAACGAGACATTTACAGATTTTAGTGATGATTTCTTAGATTTCACAGAAGATAACCCATTCGGTGATCCAGAAAACAACTAAATAGATCTAACTTAATAGGATAGAAAGATGCCAATTATATTCAGAGGGACAAAGGGGAGTAGGTTAACTGTCGCAGAGATAGACGGTAACTTTCAAACTTTAGCAGGGTCTGTTAACACAAAAGTAGATTCGGCAAACGTAATAGGAATTGTCGATAGTGCATATGTTCAGGCAAGACAAACAACATATGATTTCTTAGACTCAGCTGAGGCAATTGCCTTAATTGATTCCGCTTACGTTCAGGCAAGACAAGTAGACTTACAAAGAGATTCTAGTTTTATCACTAACCTCATAGATTCTTCTCATGTTCAGGCAAGACAAGATAACTCATATGGTTCATTAACTGGTACACCTACTAATCTTTCACAATTCCATAATGATAAAAAATATCTTGACTCTTCGAATGCAACTAGTATAGTAGATTCTGCCTACGTACAAGCAAGACAGACTACATATGATTTCTTGGATTCCGCTGAAGCAATTGCCTTAATTGACTCTGCACATGTGCAGGCTAGACAAGTTGGTATATCGTCTCATACCACCACAGATCTCGCAGAGGGTACTAGACTTTACTACACAACAAGTAGAGCAGACAGTGATGCAAAACAAGCATTAACAGGTAGTACTGGTGTAACTTATAATAGAACTACAGGAGAAATTTCTATTGGACAACCTGTAGGAGTAACTGACAGTGTTAACTTCCAAGGTTTACAGGTTGACAATCTGGTAGTGGCTGGTACACAGACTACTGTTAATACACAAACACTAAATGTTGTCGATCCAATGATTAAGATGGCAAATGGAAACCAACAGAATATTAATGACATTGGTTTCTATGGACAATACTCATTAGATGCAGGAACAACTGTAAGACATACTGGTCTTTTCAGAGACGCCTCTGATGACAATTATTATCTCTATCAAAACTTAGTAGATTCACCAACATCGTTTGTAAATAGGAGTGGTACAGGTTTTGAACTTGCAACTTTAAATGTTGGAACAATAAACGCGACAAACATTTTAGACTCAAATCACATTGAGGATATGATTACAAGTCTTTCCACAGACTCTGCTGCCGTGTTCCTTCTTGTTGATTCTGACTACATTCAAGCGAGACAGATCCAACAAGACTTTGCATATGGTTCTTTGACTGGTGCACCAACAAATGTATCAACATTTACTAATGATGCAAATTATGTCAGTGATCTTTTAAACATAGCATCTAATCTTGTTCCAGATACAGATAGTGCACGTGACTTAGGTACGTCATCTAAGAAATGGAGAGAATTACATTTATCTGGTAATACAATATTCCTCGGTACTGATCAAATATCTGCAGATAATGGAGAATTAAAAGTAAATAACAAGTCACTGTACGACTTTTCTAGTCCAAGTGATGGTCTAGTCGAGGTCAATGATAAGTATATTGAAACCTCTGATGAACTTACAGACGCACAGGCTCCAACTGATCCACAGGTTGTGTTCAATACTTGGAATAGATTTTCCCATCTAGGGACATCTCAACCACTTGCAAATCAAAGTGATCTAGATGCTTGGTCATATAATTCAGGCACTGGTGCAGTTGAAAATGCAAACAACACCGCTTCAGCGACAGGATTCTATTCACCAAGAAAATATGACAGTTACACACATGAGGCTACATTAAAATCTGGTGGTTCTGATGATGATATTTTAGGTGTTATCATTGGTTATGTCATAGAAGATGGGAAACACTATACATTAAGTGCCATAAGACAAACTACAGGTAATATTATTCAATCTGGTTTGCAGTGGGGACTTGTGTACAATATAAATCAAGATCATACAGATAACACTCGTGATCAAGCATTGTTAGCAAATGGAACAAGTACTGCAGGTGGAGCAACCCAAGGTTGGAGTTCATTTACAAACGGAACAAAAGTACGTGTTCGTAAGATTGGTGCAAGTCTTTCAATTAAAACATCACAATGGAATAGTACATCAATTGATGATACAACGGAGATTACATTCGATCTAAACTCTGACTCAAGAACTCAGAGGTTCGCAGGTTCTGTACCGTATGGTTACGTTGCATGGTCTCAAGGCCCTGCGTCTTTCAATGGTCTATCTTTCACACCTGATACTCCTGAATCAATTATTCATTTTAAAGATAATGGTGCAACAACCTTTTATGAGTATAATAGTGGTACTTCTGCTTGGGATGTAGATACATCTTCTACTTTAGGAGACAGAAAAGGTAAATTTTATCACAACGATAAAACTGGTAGAACATTCTTTAACGATGGTGATAATGTTACGGCGATAGGTACTGTAAGACAATTTAATGATGTACTTTACCAAGTACCACAATCATCTGCGCCAACCGCTACAACAATCGGTGCACTAGGTCTCAAGCCTGGTATGTTTGCAGTCGCAGACGGTGTCAACTGGGATCCTGTAAATAAGAACTCAACCTATCCGTATCCAGTTTTCTGGGATGGAACACAATGGAATGCATTATACTAAATGTTTGGAACACACTTTTACCATGAGAAGATAAGAAAATCAGTTTCCCTTTTTGGGAGACTGTTTAATAACATCTATGTGATCCGCAAGAATGCATCTGGTGGAGTTTTAAATCAATTAAAAGTTCCATTATCATATGCACCCAGAAAGAAGTTTTTAGAAAGAATTAGACAAAACACAGATCTCTACACAGACGAAAAGGTTGCAATCAAACTTCCTCGTATGTCTTTTGAGATAACGAGTTTTGTTTATGACAATACAAGACAGTTGACTAAGACTAGTACTTTTAAAGGTCGTGGTCAAAAACTTACAGACTCAAATGCGTTTCCTAAGGCTCAGAAGTTTTTTTCACCAGTTCCTTACAATATTTCATTTGATTTAAATATTTACGCAAAGAGTCAAGATGATGCTTTACAGATTGTAGAACAGATATTACCTACATTCAATCCTCAGTATACTGTAACAATAAAATCATTTCCAGAAGAGTACCCAGAGTTCAAAGAAGATATTCCAATTGTTATGATAGGTGTTGCTTTCTCGGACGATTTCGAGGCAGAGATGTCTCAGAGGAGAACAATCGTATATACATTATCGTTTGAGATGAAAGTATCCTTCTTTGGCCCAATCGCAAACTCAACTGTCATTCGAAAATCTGTTGCAGATATTTTCTTCCGTGACGCAGGTGCAGAAGGTGACTCTGACATACGTGCAGAAAGGATAACTGTAACACCAAACCCAACCACTATAATAGGAATGCCTGATAGTGACTATGGATTCGATACTGATATCAATCTAGCCTTTGATGATAGTGCATAAGGAGAAATAAATGCCGATTACATTAAGAAACACAAAAGGCAGTGAACTTACCTTCGCAGAACTAGATGGCAATTTCACACACCTTGAATCTCAAATAAACACTGGAACTGATTCTTCCACAATAAAAACTTTTATTGACTCTTCCTATGTACAAGGAATTGCAAGTCAAAGTTATATCGAGGGTATAGTTGATTCTGCATATGTAAATAGTAGAACTACAGCTATAGGAGATTTGTTCGATAGCGCAGATGCAGTCCAACTAATAGATAGTGATTACGTACAAGCACGTGCAGATACAATAAAATTATATCCATACACAGTGGCGACTGCACCTACTTCTGGAACTGAAGGTCAATTAATATATGTGACAGATGGTAATGCAGGAGACGCAACACTTGCAGTATGGAGTGGTGGATCTTTTAAAGTTGTATCCACACTTGGTGCTACAATACTAGACTCAGCTGGTGGCGGTGGAGGCGGATTCTAATCCGATGACAAATGAGTGATGATGAAAAAATAAATAATGATTATGATTATTCTCGTGACACTTTATATGAGTTGATCGAAAAGGGAAAAGACGCACTAGAAAATATGATAGAGGTTGCTCGTGAATCCGAGCATCCTCGTGCATATGAGGTATTATCTGGTTTAATTAAAAATGTTGCAGATGTCAACGATAAACTACAAGATTTAAACAAGAAACAAAAACAATTGAACGATGAAGAGAAACCACAGGTAGAGAATCAACAGAATAACTACTACTTAGGTTCTACCTCAGATATTCAAAAGATGCTAAGAGAAGATAATGTGATTGATGTTGAAGCAGAAAGAGTCATATCTAGGGAACCCTAACGTCAAGAGAGACGGTGTCCTTCAACAGTGGACTCCAGACTTATTACAAGAATATAAGAAGTGTATGCATAATCCCATATACTTTGTAGAAAATTATGTAAAAGTTATTTCTCTAGATGATGGGATGGTTCCCTTTGTTTTATATCCATATCAAAGGAGAATGTTTGAACAATTCCAAGAAAACAGATTCAGCATCGTCCTCGCATGTAGACAATCTGGTAAAAGCATTAGTGCATGTGCCTACCTCCTTTGGTACGTTCTTTTCAACCCAGAAAAAACAGTCGCAATCCTCGCAAACAAAGGTGCGACTGCACGTGAAATGCTTAACCGCATTACACTCATGTTGGAGAACATTCCGTTCTTTCTTCAGCCTGGATCGAAAGCACTCAATAAAGGTAGTCTCGAATTTTCTAACAACTCGCGTATACTTGCCGCTGCTACTAGTGGGAGTTCCATTCGTGGTATGTCTGTTAACCTTCTATATCTTGATGAGTTTGCTTTCGTAGAACGTGCCGCAGAATTCTATACATCCACATATCCAGTTATCTCTGCAGGTAAAGATACCAAAGTTATTGTAACATCTACTGCAAATGGTATTGGTAATCAGTTCCACAAGATCTGGGAAGGATCTGTCCAAGAGATAAATGAGTTTAAAAGTTTTCGTGTGGATTGGTGGGATGTGCCAGGCCGAGACGAGAAGTGGAAAGAACAAACTATATCCAATACAAGTCAATTGCAGTTTGATCAGGAGTTTGGTAATACATTTTTCGGAACTGGAGACACACTTGTAAACGCAGACACATTACTTAACCTACGTGCAAAACCCCCGAAAAGATATATGGAAGGTGGTCTACTAAAGATATATGAAGAACCCATAAAGGATCATGACTATGTCATGACCGTGGATGTTTCAAAGGGAAGAGGGCAGGACTACTCTACATTTACTCTGATCGATATTAGCGTTCGCCCGTTTGCACAGGTTGCTGTATATCGCAACAACACTATCTCGCCATTGCTCTTCCCGAATATTATTTATAAATATGCAAAACCCTACAATGATGCATATGTTGTTGTGGAGTCTAATGACCAAGGATCTGTAGTATGTAATGGATTATATCATGATTTAGAATATGAGAACATGCACGTAGAATCCTCAGTAAAAGCAAACGCAATAGGTATTGAGATCAACCGTAAGACTAAACGTCTAGGATGTTCTGCAATAAAAGATATTTTAGAAACAAACCGCTTGACAATTAACGATGATAATACTATATTAGAGATCTCAACCTTTGAAGCGAAGGGACAATCATACGAGGCTTCTGAAGGTAATCATGATGATTTAATGATGAATCTAGTTTTGTTTGGGTATTTTGTATCCACACAGTACTTTTCTGATATGACAGACATCAATCTAAAACAAATGATGTTTGAACAAAAAATGCAAGAGATAGAGAATGATGTGGTGCCTTTTGGGTTTATTGATGATGGATCTGCGGCAATACAACAAATAGAGAACCAAGATGATCCATGGAGAGTAAGAGTGGATGAAACTGAACGATTTGTGTGGGACGCCGATGATATCCCACTGTAATTTTATTTAATTATAAATAATGGTATGTTGACTAATCGTATAATGGTTCATATAATTTTTAACAGAGGAAGATAAAATGGCACTTTCAACACCGTCTGCTTCTCCAGCTGTTGTCGTCAAAGAAATAGATCTGACTGGTGGCGTTCCAAACGTACAGTCAACTACAGGCGCAGCTGTTGGGAACTTTCGCTGGGGGCCTGCAGAGCAAAGAGTATTGATAGACAATGAGACATCTCTTGTCAACACTTTTGCATCTCCAGACTCAGCAAATACCATAGACTTCCATAGCGCATCTTACTTTTTACGTTACTCAGGTTCTTTACAAGTTGTACGTGAGGTAACATCATCTGCACAAAATGCTCGTTCTACTACAGGACAGTTGGGTACAGACAATGATGGTTCCTTACCTATGGAATTAGTAAAGAACGATGATGATTTCGCGGCACAACAGAGCGCTCTGGATTCAGATTCACATACTCTGATTGCACGTTACCCAGGCGAACTAGGTAACTCAATTCAAGTATCAATATGTCCA